CAAAACCTTCTTGTCTTTCTATATGATACGCATTATAAGGTATAACGTTATACACACCGAATTTTTCTGCTATTTCTAATTTTAAGAAAAAATCACCATATTTTGACATTTGTCTAATCCACATCCATAAATTAAATTCTATATTTAAAACATCATAAAATAAGTTATATAATATTTTTTGTATATCTTCATTAGCACTTCTAATTTGAATTACTTCACCCATATCATTTTTAAGCGTAGCTTCATCTGATATAATATCCAAAGCTGAAGCTATAATTGCATCTTGATCCATTACATCATATTCTGAATATAATTGTGGTCTTAGGTATTGATAATTAAAATTAAATTGTGCTCCATATAATGAAGTAGGATTGGTTGAGTATATTCTAGAAAATCTATCTACTAATGAATTAGTTTGTAATGATCCATTAGCTTGAATATTACTAGAATCAATTACTTTTACTTGATCTCCACCAACGTTTCTAATTATTACATCAGTAGAAAATAGCTTTCTTAACCTTGAAAATAAACCTTTATCAGCCATATTATTATTTTATTATTATAAATATTACTTTAGAAGCCAACTAATGTCTTCTCCGCCCTTATCTGTTTTAATGTGGTAAGGATTATCCACTCCTTTGGAAAATCCATAACCTCCTTGGTATTGAGTTCTATTTACTTTCATATTACTTAATGCTTGTTTAGTAATATCAATACCTCTTTGTCTAAATTTTAATGCTGTATCTCTTACATACATAGCCATACCAAACGCCATTACTAAATCATCATTGTACCCAGGTTGTGCTTCTGGTCTTCCATTTTTCCAAATAAAAGTTTTCATTTCTTCTAATAAACGTTTAGACTGGAATGTTACTCCTTTATCACTTAAATATTCTTGAAACTTACCAATAACCATGGGCCTAGTTCTGGATGACATAGTAAACCCTGGTACCATTTTACTTGTATCCATATACTTTTCAAAATATGAATTAGCATTAGGGCTTTCTGTTTTATGTGAATAGTATAAATTAGGATAAGCTCTATCAATACAAACTTGTAATGTTGCCCACCCTATATTAGCGTTTTCTACAACTAATAAAGCTTCATTATATTCTGTAGCTAAACCCACTAATAAATGTCCATATTCTTTTGTACCTATTTGTCCTTTATACTCAGCTACTTGTACATTATTAGCTATATCAATAACATGACATGCAGAAAAATCTCTACCATCGCCACGAGCTACATCAGCCACTACAACATAATCCCTAGTATAATCTGGGGATTCCCATACCCATAAATTTTGGTCTGCTCCTCTTTTTTCAAGTGGATCCTTTAAAAAAGTTTTTTCATAATATTCAATATATTCAGGATAAAAAACTATATCACCAGAAGTAGAAAAATCACAATCACATTCTTGAGCAGCCATTCTAGGATCACCTAATAATTCATCTTGTCTTTTTCTCCAAGTTTCATCTCTTTCAGGATGGACAAACCAAGGTAATTTAATAGGTAAAAAATCATTTTCAGCAGCTTCTGCTCTAGTCCAGGTTTGGTGAAACCAATTACCAGTACCATAAGGAGTACTTAATGCTATACAACCTCCTCCTGTTGCTAATGTTTGTTGAGCTGAAGCCCATATTTCGCCTATATTTTCAATAAAAGCTGCCTCATCTATTAGTAGCAAGGATACTGCTTCAGATCTACCAGCATCACTACTTGCAGATGTTGCTTTAATTTGGGATCCGTTAACTAAACGCAAATTAAGTTTATTATTTTCAGCCGCATCTACTTTTAACCAAGATGGTAAATTTTCATACATAAATTTAACCTTAGTAACCATATTTTTAGCTGTTTCTTGCTTTGTAGCGATACAAAGTATATTTTTATCTTTAGCGAATAACATCATCCATAAAGAATGCCCAGCTGATAATGTTGAAAGTCCTAATTGTCTAGATTTAAGTACAATAGAATAAGGATTATCTCTGAATAATTTTAATACTTTTTCTTGAAATGGATATAAATTAAATTGTATACGTCCTCTTTGAGGGTGTTGTATATAGCAGTATTTACGCATAAAATGAACTGGGTCTTTAGCACATTTTATATATTCTTGACGTATTACCTTTTTTAAATTAGACATTATTTAATAATTATAATAGTGGCTGCTACAGCAATAATACCCACTCCCCCCATTAATTTTGTTTTTAATTTTTGTTTTTTTAAATCTGCTTGTAATTTTTTAGATAATTCCTGTGCTAATGTTAATTGGTTAGATTTAGTATCTAATATAGTATTAAAATTACTAATTTGTAAATCTAAATTAGTAATAACACTATCTTTTAAAATAACTTTTTGTTCTAATAAACTTATTTTACTTACGCTAAGTGATAATTCTTCTTTTGCTCCATCACCAGTTATCAGATCCTTGATTACTAGTTTCGCTATCGGCTTTTCTAATTGAATCGAGGTACTGTCTGTAACGCTCTGTGAAAAACCTTTCAAGCTCATTATCATTAAAAGAATCAACGGCATTAACTTTCTCATTTACTTTCCATTTTAAATTTCTTATACTATTATTTTTAACATCTATCTGTTGGTCTAATTTAACAATTTGACCATTTAATGTATCGATTTTAAAAGTCAATCCGTCATTTATATGGTGTAACGAATCGACTTTTTGTTCTAATGCTTCTATTTTAGCATTATATTCTTCTACATATCTTTCTCTATCAGTATATAGTAACCAAACTATAATACAAATAAGAACTAATATTTTTAATATATAAATAACCCTTTCTCTGTAACCCATGTTACTTGTCTAAAATCTTTTCTAATTCTTTTTTTAATTTAGTTTTAGATTTTAATTTATTTAATAAATCTTCTTTTTCTTGCCCTTTAGCTTTGGAATATTTTTTAGCTAATGATCTCATTTCACGAGACAATAATGCTAATTCTTCAGCTGATTTAGCTAAACTTTTATTTTTTCTTATTTCTGAATCAGATGGTTCTTCTATATCTTCTTTTAAGTTTAGTTCTGCCATTATATCTTCTACTACATTCATAAAATCGTTCATATCTATATTACCATCTATTAATTGGCTAACATGAATCATCATTTCTTTCTTTAATGAATCTTTTTTAGATCTGCCCATTTCCCTTTCAAATAACATATCGTCAGCAGCAATTTGATCCCTCTTTTTAGCTGCATCTTTAATTATTTCAACATGGTTATCTACATAATCAACATCTGCTACAGGAATACCTAAAAGTTGAACATTATCTTTTATTTCTTCAGCAATATACTCTGCTTGAGGTATTATTTGATTCGCATAATTAGAATCTTTTAATGCCTTTAATTCTCTAATAAAAAGTAAATCATGTAATTTAGCAATTCTTATAACTTCATTTTGTTTTTGAGACATATCACCATAGGCACCATTCATTACTTTATCCATAAATGCTTTAGCTCCTGGACATACTTTATAATATTTAGTTTTATATCCAAAAACATCAACATTAAATTTATCTACCTGTTCATTAACACCAGCTTCTTCTTTTTTACTGATAACAGCATCTAATTTTTGGTCAACCACATCTAGTTGGTCCTCTAATTCACCTAGATCTTCAGATAAAGAGGATATAATTTCTTCTCTAATAAATGATTTTAATTCTGATTTTTTCATTATAATAAGGGTTTTATTATAAATATGTTAAAGGCCTGTAATATTCAATATTTGTTGAATACGTTCCTCTGTAGATCCAGATATTTTTTCTACTTTATCACACATATGACCATATTTTTTAATTAGTGTAGTTATAGTAAAGTCTATTAAATCTCTATAATGTTCATCAGTCTCACGTACTCCATTATCTTCAATAGGAAGGCCATGAGGAGAAATATAAAAAATATAATCATATTCTCTAATAAATTCTTTCGCATAATTTTCAAAAATTTCTTTATCTTGATATCCAATTGATATTGCATTCATAGTAAATGCCATAACATCTATAACAGTTCTATCTGTTATAATATCATTATTCATTAATTCTGCACATCTTTCTGCTAAAAATACAGTTTGTCCTTTTAATGTAGAATCAGTATTTAATGGTATTCCTATATCATTTAAATATTTACTTCTTTCAGTTGCAAAATTATAAAGTTGAAATTGTGGTAATTTTTTTATAGCATTTACCAATGTTGTTTTACCTACACTCATTGTGCCACATAAACCTATTTTCATATTTTAATTTCTATAATCAGTTAATTTAGATTTCATGGATTGATTTTTATAATATGGTAAACCTTCCCTTTGTTTTCTAGCTTCATTCCATTCACCTTTACTCATTTTAATACCATATAAATGATATTCTCCTTTTC